ATACATATATAGGTCAAGTCTGGGACCCCTACTGTCTAGACCTAAAAAAATTTTTTAAAAGAAATCCAAAAACGCAAGGCATCGTGGTACCTCTATCAAGATCCAGTGCGCCGAGCGCAGCGAGGCGCGGGGCGGGGGGGGGTGGCGGCGAGCTCGCTCGGGGCCTGTGATATTTTTGCAACACTGTTGCAAAAATACCCTGATGCATGCAACCTGAGGTTGTATGCATTTTATGCATACAACCTCTGGTGGTTTAATAATCTGGGTTCATTATATAAGATTATCCCATACTTTGCAAGGACAATATTGCCGCACCCTGTTTAATATATCCTTTTAAATATTTTATACATTCTGTTTTATTTAATAAATATCCATCTAATGTTGATTTCATTAATGGGCATTTTTCATCATGTCCAAACCCTGTAACCGCGTGTACTACTTCATGATACACAATATTTCTTAGAGCATCTTCACTCATGTCAACCGCTCTTTTTGTAATCCAGATTTTTTTATCTTTTAATTGAGCAACACCTAAAACTTTATGATCTCTTGCCTCTCCAATTCTCACTTCAATTCTTGGAAAGTTTTTTACTTCTCTTTTAATTTCATAAAGTAATGTAACAACCTTATGTCTTAACTTGTATGTTTCATTATTCATGATGAAGTTTTTTATTTGTTTTGTTTTCATTGGTTCCCTCGCTTTCATGATGTCATTATATAAGATTATCCCATATATGTAAATGGTCAATAATGTCGCACCATGATCTCAGATCCCATTTTAAGTATTCTCGGACAAGGCTCTATGATCCGAACCATAGAGCGCTCCGCGGTGCCTAATGGGATCAGAGATCATGGCGCCAGATCATGGTGGCTTTTTTCTCTGATTACACCCTGGAACAAAACTTAGCTTAACAACCTCCATGCCTGGTAAATCTTAGTTAAGTACCACCATAACTTATGTCATGGCGCTAGATCCTAGCGCCATGAACTGCGAGAAGCTCTATATCATCATACCCACCTTCATTAATACAAAGAAAATTAAAACAAATGCAATATTAAAAAAAGCTACCTGCCAACTCATTAGCAACAATCCCTGCAATAACGCTTATCTGTTAAACTGTAAAAATCAGGGGCGATTGCATCACCGCAACTTCTACAATTCAAAAAGACATCACCTTTTTTTGAATCGTCTTTCTTTTTTCTTTTTGGCTTTTTCTCTGTAAAGTCAAACTCTAGTTGGATCATTGTCCCTCGCTTTCATTAAATTGTTTTTGGTTTACCATAGCCATCTTGACTTGAGGTTTTTCCCCTTTGGACTTTCTTACTTCGTTTACTTTAATAAACAATTCTGTAACTGTTTTTAAAGCATCCTTATAAAGTTTGTCCTCTGGTTTTCTTACATTTATATCTTCATAATAATTTATATGGCGTTTTAAAGATTGCTCGATAAAACTTATCTCATTATAATCAAGATTTTTTATGTCGTATTTTTTTTTCATATTTTATTTCCTCGCTTTCTATGGGTGGGATTATATACTATAATCCCACCCGTGTCAATGGTTAATCTAATAGAACTCCATATTCTTTTGGAAAGTATTTAATAAACCAATCTAAACCCTTCCTCTGAGACTTCCAATCCTGAAACATCTCAGAACCTATTATTACATCATAAACCGCCACCGCAAACGCGGGCAGTTTACACTCTTCACCGCCGAACCTATTTCTAACGGTTTCCGTTGTCGTTGGATCTTCTGGCAATGCCACCGCAAAGGGCAGCTTGTAGTCTTTGCCTTCGTATTTAATTGTCTTCATATTTCCTCGCTTTCATTATTTCGAGCGCCGCCCATTCTTTGGGTAGGGCGGCGCTCTGTACTTGTCTTATCACCAAATCAGTAAAACAAATCATGATCTCATTATATAAGATTTTATAGGATCTGTCAATACATAAAATAAAAAAAAATTCAACCTGTGGTTGTGTGCCTTGAATATTTTATCCCCGACCTCCCACCCCTATTATATAAGATAATATGGGATTGTCAAGAAAATTATTTTTTATTTTTTAATTATTTTTCTTGCATCTTATATTATCCCATGTTAAGATACATTATTAACAAAGCGAGGAAATATGAAAGAACAAAAAGCAGAAGTCCAATTAGAGTTAGTCAAAAGAGTGGCGCAATCTAACTGGAGCGTTGAGGATCTTAAAGCCGTTGATGATTTATTAACGGATCTTTATATTAAGGGTCAAGAACAAACTGAAAAAGATAGAAGAGAGTTTGAAGAGTGGAGGCAGAAAAAAGAAGACAGTATAAGAGAGACGCCCGCTTCATGATCCATATATCAAAAATGACGGGGAAGCTCGAAGGCTTCCTCGCCATCTCAACCAATACTTCAACTAATGAATATTGCCAAAAGCAAAATACAAAAAATGATCCTAACAATATTTGTGTTTGGTGTTATTCGTGGACAATGTTACAAACCTATCGTAAAAACATGGCCCCCGCGCTTGAAAGAAATTCAAAACTTCTTGCATCGAAGGTTCTGCATCCTGACGCATTACCAATAATTAACAGCGCGTTTTTCAGGTTCAATGCTCACGGTGAGTTGATCAATGAATTTAATTTAATTAACTATGTAAATATAGCTATTAAAAATCCTCATTGTAATTTTACACTTTGGACAAAGCGTTACGACATAGTTTACAAATATTTTAAAAACAATCCTAAGCCGAAAAATTTTATTTTAGTTTATTCAAATCCTAAAATAAATCATATCTTCAGCAAGCCGCCTAAGTTTTTTGATAAAACTTTTAACAATGTACATGAAGACTTGCATCAGGAAAAACAAAACTGTACTGGCCAAAAATGTAAAGATTGTTTGTTATGTTATAAATTAGATACTACAGACACAATAGTCGAGAAAGTTAAAAGTTATGGCAAAAAATAACAGAAGGGATAATATGAAAAATGCAAAAAGAATATTAGAAAAATTTGATAGTTGGAAATATGATATTTATGAAAGCAATAAATCAGATTGGACTAAACAAGATGATAAAGATGTTAATGAAATAGAAAAATTATTAGAGCAACAAGCGAGCGAGCAGAAGGGATAATATGAAAAATAAAACTTATAGAATTATTGCGGGTGAAACTATTTACGCAGAATACTATACGGAAATAAAAGCAAAAAATAAAGAAGAGGCTAAAAAGATTGCATTAGATACTTGTGTATCTGATTATGAAAGCAGCGATCTATCCAATTCGGCGGGAGATTTTGTAATAGAAGAAATAGAGGAGGTGCAAGAATGAAAAAACTAAAATTAAATATTGAGAGAACTTTTCCAGTCTGCGCGCGGTGTCGTCATGATCTGTTGCCGTGGTTCGTAGATGATCACTCAAAGTTGCCGCCGTGGTACTTAGAAAGTTGTGAAGAGTTTTTTAAGTGGTTAAAAGATAAACAGAGGAAAAAAGATTAGATACAACCTGAGGTTGTACTGATCTCTGGTCTATTGGTTGGTTAACTGAAATCGCGTCCCCAATAGACCTGAGATTAGTTAGTTGTGTGAAGACTAAGTGACGACTTACGAGCGGACGCTAATCAGGGTAAGTTCGGAGTACAAGCCCTTAACGATGAACTCTAGGTTTTTGTGCGTTTCCCCTCACCTGAAACGCACAACCTCAGGTTGCATGCAACCTGAGGTTGTGTTGCAAAAATACAACTACAAGTTGTAAGGCGCAAGCCACAAGCCGCAAGCGCCGAGGCTCAAGCCACAAGCTGCGCCGAGGCTCAAGCCACAAGCGCCGAGGCGCAAGCGTACAACCTGTGGTTGTATTACAGAGACGCAAGCCGCAAGCAGCAAGCCTCAAGCCCCGAGGCGCAAGCCTCAAGCTTCAGGCCCCTTGCATCAAGGTCCTTGATAAACCTTCCCTCATAAAGTTTTATGACGTTAAGGCTCAGGGCCTTAACCATGATAAATGTATTGTTCGGATGTTTCACGTGAAACGCGATTTGATGTGGTGACAGTCTTACCTTGTTGGTTTTTGTTACTTTTAATTCTAGAGTAAAGAAGTTGCCAGAAGAAGCATAACCCAGTAGATCAGGAGTCCCCCATGAAACGCTATTTTCCACGCGTGTAAATGATAATTTGCAATTATTTTCAGTAGAGAACGTTTTAATTTCATGCCAAAGTTTTTTTTCTGGTTTCACTACTACACCTCAGTCAATTGTCAAATCATTTCATAAATATTTGAATAGAAATTCTTGGAATGATCGGAGATAAAATGGGATTAACTTTATGTTCAAGGGGAGCTTTAATTATCACCAGAGAGTTACCAACAGGCGGTATCCAACCATGGCCATCGTTATCTGTAAACATAAATTCACCACCCCATTGTCTAGGCCAGCGGTTGTTTAAATAATATGTTGCACCATACTTCCAGGCGCCCCCATCATTATGCCAGTTTATCCCAGAGTTTTTAGTCATGAAATGAATAATAGTAGACACATATTTTATTTCTGAAAAGTTGCAATAAACATTATGTCTAATCAAGGTTTTTAATTTTTCAAACGGGGGATAGTTATCGACCTCAACTCTTTTTGCAAATTCAAGATTGTTGTATAAATTTTTTGTCCAATCCTCTTCCACAGAATGTAAATTAATTTTTTTTCTTTGCCGAATAATGGCGTGGTGTATACCTTTGCGGATATCATTATCTAAAAAATTATGTATCCACCAAAGTTTATTAGGGATTGAATACGCTAGTTTCATTTTTTCTTTATGACCTTGCCCATCTTCCACGTTTCAGGTGTAATAGTAATGGCAAGACGGTGAGTTTCTCTTACACCAATTAATTTATTCTCAAGTAAATCTATACCTTTTACATCATAGAAATCACCGTTAGGTAGGATTACTTGAACTCTTGCATTGGCTGCAACTTCACCTTTCATAAATTTATCTAACGCTGCTCTCAATACCTTTCCAGTAAACATAGGTTGATTTATAGTCTAGGTTGTAGTAAAAATCAAGTATGGGTTTACCAAAGAAATTAACAGAACAACAAATGAAATTTGCCTACGAGTTGGTCACCAACGAAGGCAGAAAGACAGCAACCGAATGTGCAGTTGATGCAGGTTTTGCAAAAGACTCAGCGCGTCAGTACGCAAGTAAGTTACAGAACCCGCAACTCTATCCCCTGGTTGTTAAATACATTGGTGAACTTAGGGAAGAGTGGCAGAAGAAATATGAAGTCACTTATGAAAAGCATATTGCAGAGCTTGGCCAGATTAGAAAAGAAGCTCTTAAA